GGTGCCCTGGCATGCGTTGCCTTGGATCTTATTCCCCGCGTTTAAATATGCAAGCCCAATTTAATTTTACAAAATGTGCAATTGGTACCGTTGTGAATGGTACGTCAGAATGTGAGCTGTCTAATGTCTCACTAAGTCAGAATGTTATTGGAGAAGTTCTTTATACCTGTGATATTTGCAGTGCGATGACCTATGGAGGTCACAACTGCACGTATAGACAGATGCCTCGAGCTGAGTGGTGTGAAAATTGTCAAGTATGGGTTCCTATGAACCATATTTGTCCCCCACGCCCTCATATTGAGAAGCCTCCTAATTACGAGCCTTTTGAAGAGAAGCCCGTACATGAGGAGAAGAAGTTTGATAGTAATAGATATAGAAAGCGTTTTCATCGATTTGATCGTTATTCCAGCTCTTATGAGTTTGGAAGAAAGATTGATTTCAGTGATGAAAATGACGTCGTATTTTATTTGACCCATTTGAACGAGTGGATTAATAAAGTAAGATGTCCAAGTGATTATGAGGCTTTCAAGGATTTCGCAAGAAATCTTTTGGAACAACCTCATCGTCGTTTAGCTTTCTCTCTGTTAGCCCAGAAAGGAAATTTTAAAGCTCGTACTTTGATTAGAGCGTCTTTGAATAAGTTGACTGTGAAGCAGTTTAATACTTATGAAGATGAACCTCAGAGTGTTGAGTTTATTGTGTTTGGAGTTGTAGTTTACAGTTTTATGATGATTTGGTTAGGACTCCATTTTCGTGGAGTTGCTAACCGCATAGAAGGTAAAGTAGTTAATGCTATTGATCGAGCCGCAAATGTTGTGAAGTCTGTTGGAGATTTTCCAGGTGAATTACTGGGATCTTTTCAAGAGAAGGCACAACAAGTGTGGTCTTGGTTTTTGGCTAAGATGGAAGCGTTGAAGAAGATGTTTGGATTGGAAGATGTTGAATGGAAGAATTTGTTTTATGCTATTCTTGCTATCATTGCAGTTACAATTGCTGAACAGTACTTGCGCACGTTCTTTACGGAATGTGCGTCGGAGCTGTTTAAGTGGTTGGCCTGTAAGGCTGGCATAGTTACGGTAGAAGAAGATGAAGTTCAATCGGGAGGAAAAGACGATGAGAAAGATTGTCTGCCCTGGTATATGAGGATGATTCACGCGAACGTTTGTGGTGGTTCCTACGAGTCTTTTAGAGACATGTTTGGAGTCATGCCAAAGTGTGTGAGTGTTGCTCGTGCTTTAGAGTATATAGTTAGTAAGTTAGACTATCTTTATTCTATTGTAGTGAGCACGTACACAGGAAGACCTCTGCCCAGAGGTGCGTTGGAACAAGCCGTGTTTTCTTTTGCTGATTCAGTTGATGATCTTGATTTAAAACTCAAGAAAGAAGCTAGTGAAGCGTTCTCGAGCGAAACCTCGAGATTGCTTACAGTGTTAGAAATCAATTGTGTTAAAATTAGAAACATGGCTTTAGGAAAAGATGTGTGGAGACCTCATTATGCCAATCTTTACGCCCGGAAAGCGGAAAAGATGGTGGAGTGTAGAAACAAGTTGAGTCTTATGCAGCGTTCAGCTGCTGTAAGACCGACGCCTGTATGGGTCTACATATCTGGAGATAGAGGAGTTGGAAAGTCGCGTTCTTTGCGACAAATTATGACTGATGTGTTTGCTTATTTGAAGAGATTTTCAGACATACCAGAAGTAAAGGAAGATTTTGATTATAGTGATCTTTATACTATGAATCAGAAGGAGGAGTTCTTCGATGGATATCGAGGACAGTTTTTTACACAGATAGATGACCTATTTCAAATGACATCGGCAGAAGAGCGTTCAGCTACCTCTGCTTTGTTAGTTAATATGTTGTCTAGTACCCCTTATTCATTAAGAGTTGCTTCGCCTGAAGATAAGTCGTATACGTATTTCACCTCGCGGTGTATTATGTCTACGTCTAATTTGTCAGCGGAAACTTTTAGTGGACAGAACGTTGGAATGGTAGAGCCAAAAGCTCTGTCTGACCGACGTGATGTGTGTGTTAAAATGACTGGACCTGATCAGTACACCCTTTATGGTGGATGCGCCTTGGAAGACGGAACTGTCAATATTAATACTGAAGTTCTGGTTTCCATTATTGGTGAAGCCATCATAACCCGACATAAAGAATCAAAAGCTGCTATTGAGCCTAATAGGATCCCGTCTCGTTTGAGACAGGGTTTTACCGCTCATAGGTTGGCTGTTGGTTCTTTGGATAGTGTTAAAGGAAAGGAGAAAGAAGAAGAAGATGAAGTTCAAGGAAAGACGAAGAAAAGAGAAGAAGATGAAGAGAACGAGATGGATGAAGG